CCGATGTTTGAAATCGTATTGCCCAACTGCGCAACCGCTTGGCCGGGTGCTGCCATCGCGCCAGCATTAAGCCGTGCGGAGAGCGGTCGCGCGCCGGACCCCGCAACAAAACCAGTTTGGGGCTGTTCAATTTTTGTAATTTTCATGCGAACGCCATCGCCGCACGGTTGGCACTACCCAATATCGAACTGATCGCCTGAGTACGGGCTGCTTGCATTCTGGCGCGGCCTTCCATTCTGTTTAGGTTCGCGCTCAATCGGGAATCAACAGCTTGTTCGCGCATCGCAATCGCCTCGACCTCCGATTTGTAATATCTCTGCGCGATCGACTCTTCGATATTATTTGCGCTATCAAGCGCCACGTCCAAAGCCGTACCCGTCCCGGCAACCACACCGCTGGCGCCGTAACGCGCCTGTTGCTCCATTATGAAATTTACGCCGAGTTCTTGAGTGCGCAAAGCATCGCGGTCAGCCTGGAGCATAGTTTGCTCGGCTGCTTGTTCAGCGACCTTCGCGTTGCGTTCTTGGATTTTGGCGTTGTACTCAGCAGTCGCCTTCGCTGCCTTTCCGCTTTTCATCGCGCCACTGGCGGAAACCATTCCGCCAACGACAGCGGTCCCCGCGGCGATATATGGAGCAACCATTATTCTTTAACCCATGCAAAGCGCCAGTGATCGGCGCCATCTAATCCGAATTTGGGCATCAGCCCCTCCGCCTTCATGCCCATCCAGTAAGCAAAACGTTCAGCCGCGGGCCATCCCACTTGCACGTTGGCTTGCACCCGCCAAAACCCCTCACGCTCAATCAAATGTCGCAGCCCCCATCGCACTGAACGCGCAACCGCAACCGGATGTTTATCGACGTCTGAACTTGTCACCAGCCACGTTTCGCCCACGCCAGGCCAAAGCTCAAACACGCCGCAAGACAGCATCGGTTTGTCATTAACCAATAATGTGTAACCCGGCCGCTCCATCAACGCCTCGGCGTTGTCGCGCCAGTATTGCTGCACGGTGTCGTTCATAATGTAGGCGATATGATCTGCTTCGAAATCGACCCAATTACCGATCAAAGACTTCAAGCCTCGCATAGATGCCAAGCAACGTCAGCGGCAGCGGCTGATCCTGCACCACAGTAACGAAGCCGTCTGTATCGTAGCCGTTGTCAAATTCAATCGTCTTGTCGCCAGTGTACAGACCCAGCGCCTGATCCATCGGATCTGCGCTACTGCGGAAAGGTATGACGTCGGTCGCTGATGCACTCGCACCAACCTTGGCGCCGACTGTTTGGTAAAGCCGTACAGTGACATCGTGGATGCGTTTGACTTTGCCCTGGCTAACACCGTCAACAGAACCACCTTCGATGCGCATTGTCCGCAGGGTCGAGGTGTAACCCAGCCCGACGTGAACCTTGCTTGCTGATCGATCAAGTGTAACCGCGCCGCTGCTCACCGTTTTGTCCGCGTGCGCAGCGCCGTCAGCAAGGATAGTGACGGTTTCACCCTCAAGGTGGTTCAGGCCGCTAATTGTAGTCGCGGGCGAACCCGAATATGTCAGACCACTGTCTACATAGAACGCATCGCTTGTATTGGTGCCGAAGTCGATCGGCGTCAAATATTCGACATACCTGACAGTGGCGCCGTTCACGGTACGTTTAACGATCAGCCAAACCTGATCCTCGTTCAGGTCGCCCGGTATAACCGCAACGCTCTCAACCACGGCAGACGTCCCACCGATGATGTGGCGGTGCCAGGCGACAACATCTTCCTCGCGCCGATAAGTTAGCCCGCACAACTGCCCATCCGCGCGCGCAGCCCATATGACATTGTCAGGCTCTTGCTGCACTGCAAGCTGCTCAAACCCGCCTTCGCTAACATGCTCGGCAAGCAGCGTCATGTCTGGCGCCACATATCCGTCTACATCGTAGTTGAAGACCAGTTCGCGGATCTTGCGTTTAGCACGTTGCAGAAACAGCACCACATTGCCGGTCGCGACCGGGTCCACATTTGCCGTGCCGTATCGCGTCTGCCGTTTTATCTGGATCGTCGTCGGTGTAATCGGATCTGCCGTACTGCCAGAACTAGCGATAAATTCACCGCCGCTTGTGCCGATCACCAAAGCGCGGCCAGACGCAAGATAACGAATAACATTCACTTGGCTTGACGCTAGGGTGTAGATCATCGCGTCGGCGTCATCAGCGCCGCTGTTGAACTGCTCAAACCCACCAGCTTCTGAAAAGAAAACCGTCTGCGGCTGGCTAGTTGTACCGGCAAAAACTAGGCGCTCCTCAAAGAAACAAATCGCGCCAGGAAAGCCCGTTGTTTCTGAAAAGGCGCCAAGCCTCCATTCGTCGGTTGCTTCTAGCTTGCCGACGATTGTGTACTGGCCCCCGCTTTCATTAACAAGATCGTCCGAAGGGGACACAAGAATTGTGTCTTCAGTCAGGTCAACAATCAGGTAGTCGCCATTATTGCTGGACGTGCCACTGACCGTAATGGTCATCCCGACAGTGAAACCCTCGTCAACAAAGTTTTTACCAGTGTCAACGATCCGATCGTTATGTTCAGCGCCAGTAGAAGACGGGTCGCCTTCTTTAAACGAAATTGTCGAAGCCGCGTAGGTGGGCAATAACTCCGCATCACCTTTAAGGTTTTTCTGCACCGCTGCGGTCACAAGCGTTGCACTTGTATAAACCGTAATTTTTGCAAAACCATCGTGTATTTTCACCAACCGTCCGACATCAGACGATGCGAATAAATCTGCGCTGGCGGTTAGCGTAATGCTCCCGTCGCGGCCGTTTGCGGTCAGCGTCGTGTCCGTCGTGTTCTCATCCAGAAACGGCCCGAACTCAAATGCGACTTCTGTCAGCGTCCATGCAGTGTGTCCGGTGCGGGTTAGCTTGCGCGGAGCATAATTCGGGTGAACGATAAACATCGTGTCAGCGGATTGCGCATAGCGCAATTCAAACAAATCTGCCGTCGCATATGGCGTTGCTATTTCGTATGCGCTACCGCCAGACGTTATCTGCCCGTTGTCTTTGTAGAAACGAAAATATTGGTTTCCCGCCTCGATTATGTAAGTCTGCTCGGTGTTAAATTCGAACGGAATTAAAGTCGTTTTTGCGCTGTTTGTTTTTACACCAGCAACATAATAACTGCCGGGCCTCCGCGTTGCGCCGCCGTGTGGATGGATCAAAAGGTTTTCGAGCGTCGAGCATCCGTTGCGATACTTGGACAGATCAAACCGTCCATCAAGCCGCGGGCTTAGTTCCCCGGCTGTAAAATTGGCAAACGCGTAGCTCAGTCGCGCCATTAGAACCTCGCGTTGATGAAGTCAGTGGCGCCGATCACGTCTGGCGTACCTTCGGTAGCGTCAACGAAGCGCGCTTCAGACAGCTTCGCCTGGTATACGCTGTACATATTTTGTTGAAGCCCGACGCTATTAGCGACCGGATAAGACAAATCAGCGGCGAGCGCCGCCGCGATCGCTTCTATCAACAGCACGTCATATTCGTTTGGATCGGTAACGCGGGCGATGTACCGGATTTTTATCGTGCCTTCGTCGGTCAGCAGCTTGCGTCCTTCAATGACGTATTCAACGCCATCCTGCTCACCTTCTACTTCCAGTATGCGCAGGCAGTACGGATCTGCTGGCAACTGGTAGCTGTATGCATACTCCCAAGCGGGCGCATCGGTATCTTGTGCGAGCGAGGCGCGCTTGATCAAACAGTTCCACGGATGTGAACGGAACACACTGTCCCGCACAAATTCATAACGCTGATTGCACAGACGGCCGGCGCGGCTGTCCTCAGTCAACGCTATGATGTTGGACGCACCAATGTTGTTCAGCGCGCTGTTACAAATATCAACCGCAGAAGCCATTCAGATTTCCTAAAAAGAAAAGGGGCGGCATAAAGCCGCCCCTCTCACTTAACTAACGACGTAGTGGATGATGAAGGACAGGTCGCCCTCAGTTCCACCCGCGGCGGCCATTGTGACCGCGATGTAGTAGTACCCGCCGGGATCAGCAGAATCGCCGGCAAGCTCGTACATCTTCTGACCGCAAGTGTTGATGTTTGCGGCTTCGAAACGCACGTCAGCCATAGCACCTGCGTCGGCAACAGCAGTGGCAAAGACGTCTTCGTCTTTGACAACACCGGCGTCAGTGTAGATGCCTACGTTGAACGTGTTGCTTCCACCCAACGTGTCTGAGCCGACGAAGATGTGCGGCACAGTCGCGTTTGACGGAATCGGAGCGAGCATCAGAATGTCGTCGTCATCTGAGTCGCCCGCTGCCACAACGACTGTTCCTTGAGCCACACGCATAACGCCATGCAGGTTGGAAACGTCGTTGAAGACTTGCGGATCAGCTTCGAAGTTGCTGACCAGGGTTGAATTAGCAGTACCCATTGTTCAGTCCTCCTTATGCCGATTCATCGCAAAGAATAGAAACGACTTTGCTTTCTTCCATACGGGTGCTGCCGATCGACTGGCAATAATACACCTGTGTGGAATAGCTTTTGTCGGCCCGTTCTTCGATGCGAGACATGACGTCCTTGCCAACGGCAAGCATCACACCGTCCTGCGCCCACGCGAAGCAGGTGCGGATGTCTGATGCGACCGACAAGCGATTGGTCATATGGAAGGTGAATCCCAGGAAGGAATTTAGCTCACCGCGAGCTAAAGCACGGACTGTATTGAAGTCCGAACTTTTTACTTCAGTCGTATTCAGCAACGCGCTGATCTGCGCGGGGCCAACTGCGATATGCCGCGGAATCGACGGATCAATATCTGCCGAGTCCATGATCTCTTTCGCGGACAGCAGTTTAGCTACTGTCATGTCTGCACTGCCGTGGGCAACGATGTTGCCAGCCGGCAGAGCCGTGGACGTGCTGCCCGATTTCCCCGTCTTAGAGGAACCCGTCGCTGCCGCGATGATTTCATCATCGACAGCCCGGTTCATAGCGGCAGCTGCCGCCTGGGCATATGTGCTGGTTGGATCAATCAACATGCGGACTTTGTCAGCATCGTCAATAAGATCTGCCCATTCGTAGGTTTCAAGGGTTACCTGACGCCTGGAATGGGGGGTTTCAACAAGGGGGGTATCCCCGTGTCTCGACGTCCGTTTAACGGCTGCTACGGAACCAACCTGGTCGAAAAATGCCTTTTCGCCAGTTACGGATTCTTCGCGTACCGCGCCACGGAGTGCGCTGCCGCGCTGCTGCGAAAGCAGAGCGAC